AACTGCTTAATAATTGCGTGGCACTCGCCGTCCTTCTCAAACTGAACGATCACATCATCACCCGCACGCACCGGTTTGTGAGGATGCACAAATGCAATCTCACCGGGCCTAAAGCGTGGCTCCATCGATGAGCCGGTAATATAAACCGCATAGCCATCACTCACGCTATTAAGAAACGATGGCGCTTCGATTTCATCAACTGGAGCGCTTACGTTGGTGATTTCCACGCCAACACCGCCTTCAGCCGCGCTATACAGCGGTATAGTGCTTGTTAATGGCGAGGCGGCTGGCATAGCCATACCGAGGACGTTTTCGACGTTTACGCCAAGTTCCTTTGCAATTCGTTTTGCAAGTCTCAGTTTTGGTTCTGCCTCATGGCGCGTATAGCGACGCAATGCGTGCGGCTGCATGTCAATACGCCTCGCAAGCTGCGATATCGTAATATCTGCCTCCGCGCATAACTGTTTAATGCGGTTCATGTGTATCCCTTGCGGCTTATGCCATTATTTATAAATTCACCATACATTAAAAAAAACTTATTGACCATTCATAATTTTGTGGGTACTTACGTTTCGTAATTAAAACTTACTTAGGCCACAAGATGTTGTTTGCAAACTGGCTCGACACACAAGGACTGTCCCGCAAAGCCGCCGCTGATCTAATCGGTACAACACCTGTTAGCGTTTACTATTGGGCTGTTGGGCGGCACCGTCCCGGCCCAGCCTACACCAAAATTATTGAGCGCATAACTGCGGGGCAAGTAACCGCCGTCGATTTGCAGCGCGGTTATGAGTTGGCACGGAGTGGCGACCTGTGAGCGCGCGGAATAAAGCGCGTGGTCGCGAACTTGAAAATGAGGTTGTTGCTGCAGCAATGAATGCTGGTCTGACGGCCCATCGGATATTTGGAAGTGGTGCCTACAAAAACCAGCTTGGCCACGACTTTGCTAGCGATGTCGTGGTTGAGGGTTTGCGTATTGAGTGCAAGCGCCGCAAGAGCGGTTTCAAGTTGCTCTACGACGCTTTCGATCAAGATGATTCAGACGTGGTTTGCGTGCGGTCAGACCGTATGCCGCGCATGTACTTGATGCGCGAAGACGTTTTTTTACACCTCATAAAACAAGGAGAGAGAAAGTGAAATTATCTGACGTTGTAACCGGCGCTACAATGGCTGCACCGCGAGTTTTGCTGTACGGCCCTGCTGGCGTCGGCAAGACAACTTTCGGTGCGTCCGCACCAAAACCCATTTTTTTACAAACCGAAGACGGCGCTGACGTTGTTGGTGCAGCGCGGTTTCCTGTCGCAACAACGTATCAAGACATTGAGCAAGCCATCGGCACGCTTGCCAAAGAAACCCACGATTATGCGACGGTTGTTGTCGACAGTCTTGATTGGTTGGAAACGTTGATCTGGAAGCGAATTTGTGAGGTTCACAAAATTGAGTCGATTGAAAGTCTGGGGTTTGGCAAAGGCTATGTCCACGCCCTTGATGTCTGGCGCTCGTTCTTAGATGGACTGAATCATCTGCGGAATCACAAAGGCATGGCCGTTATTATGCTGGCGCATAGCCACATCAAACGGTTTGAAGACCCGGCGACAGAAGCATATGACCGATACGAAATTAAACTACACCGCAAGGCCGGTGATGTGTGCATGGAGTCTGCAGACCTCATTGGGTTTGCAAGTTATCGCACCTCAACCAAGCAAATTGATAGCGGGTTTGGGCGCAAGGTAACGCGCGCGGTTGGAACGGGTGAGCGCGTCTTGCGAACAGCCGAGCGGCCAGCATTTGTTGCTAAAAGCCGCTACTCAATTCCCGATGAGCTACCGCTGTCGTGGAACGCACTAATTTCTGAAATCACTGGCAACACAAAGGAGGCCGCATAATGGTCGAATTAAATTTTGACATTTCTACGATTGAGACAAGTGAATTTTCACCGCTAAATCCCGGTGTGTACCGAGGCGAAATCGTTTCTGCAGAACAGCGTACCAGCGCAAATGGCAACGATTATTTAAGTCTACAAATAACAGTAGGCGACAACCGTCGTGTTTTTGACAATCTTAATCTTTGGCACAAGACGAGCGAGATAGCGGTTGAGATTGCCAAAAAAAAATTAGCTGAAATTGCCAAGGCGCTTGGCCTTGGGAACATCACTGATAGCGAAGTTCTTATTGCTAAACCCATGAATGTTCGCATTGGCCTACGCAAAGATGATCCCTCACAAAATGAAGTGATTGCTTACGAACCGCCGGATAAGACGATGCCTCCAGCGGCGGCTTCGGCGGCAATCGCAGCCCCTGTTGAACAACAGGCGGCGGCTGCAGGTGCGACTCCTCCCTGGCGTGCCTAGCGGTAAACTGGGGGGCGGCGTGGCCGTCCCCCTTTTTTTTGAGGACATTATGGTCAAAATAAAAATGGAAGACCCAACGCTTGCTGCCGCCGATGCGGCAATGGAAAAGCGCGAGGCAGAGCGGTTGCCGCGTGGGTATGTCGGCATGAGCGGTATTGGGGATTGTCCACGCAAAACGGCTTATCGCCATTCGCTGGTGGGCGCTGCTCCATTTAACGCAAAGACTTTAAAAAATTTTCAAGATGGTCATCGCACAGAAGAGTTGGTGATTGAGCGGTTGCGATTGTCGGGAGTAACGGTAATTGATCGTGATCCCGAAACCGGCAAACAAATAGAGGTGTTAGATCACGACGGTCATTTTGCTGGTCACCTAGATGGTGAAATTTTTGGATTACTGCAAGCGCCAGCAACGCCCCACGTTTTGGAAATTAAATGTGTTTCAGATAAACGGTTTGCGGAGTTCCAGAGACTGAGACAAAAAAATGGTGAGAAGCAGACGCTGGCTGCGTGGAGCGACACCTACTACGCGCAGCATCAGCTATACATGCTCTATCGTGGGCGCAAGCGCGGGTACATGGTCGTTGCCTCTGCGGGTGGGCGACAGTGGGATAGCTGCCGCACTGAATTTCATCGCGCAAATGCAGAGTGGTATGTGGAGCGTGCGCGTCAAATTATTTATCAGCGCGACCGTTTGCCAAATCGAATTAGCGAAACGTCGTCTTTTTGGCAGTGCCGGTTCTGTGAGTTTTCAAGCGTGTGCCATGACGGCGCTACGCCAGCGCGCAACTGTCGATCATGTGTGTGGGCAAAGCCGGTGGCTGACGGCGCGTGGCAATGTCAGCGCCATGACGAGATTTTGCCATATTCAAAACAGGTAGTGGGTTGCGACGATCAACGCTATCGACCGGCGTTGGTCGGCGGTGACGTGATGGATGTCGATAACCTCAAAAACCGTGTGACGTATCGGCTTGCCGATGAGTCGCTGTGGATAGACAGAGGAGAGATAGAAAATGAATCCATTTCAATTGAATAAAACCGAAGACGACGGCACCAATTTACCGCTGCCGGATCGGCTGGCGGCAGTGCGAAGCGAAATAAAAGTGATGACGGCGCGGGAAAAGGAAATTGCTTTGGAGCTTAAAGAAGCTGGTGGCGAACGCGGCGCATTTTTTGAAGCGGTTGTTAGTAAAGGGACTAGGCGGTCGTTAGATACAAAGGCGGTCAAGGAGCATTACGGTGATGAGCTTGAGCCATTTTACAGAGAAACGGAAGTTGTGACCGTCAAACTAAACGAAATTGATTCCGAGTAGCCGCAGCATTTGCCGCGTGTGTTTTCGCATGGCGCGCGGGTTTGGCTTTAGCCCCATTTTAGTTGGTTTGCCGGGGCGCGATGTTTGGTTTTGCTCACCGAAATGTTTTGGAATTTGGAAAGGTAATGGAATGACTGATTATGTGCCTATTGAAAATGAAATGTTGCTGGAGTGCGGCAAGGCTGGCGGTGAGTATCTAGAGAGTGTGGGTGTTAGCGATTTAGCGCAGCTAAATGCTGACCAGTGGCTGCAATTTTTGCAAACCGTGGTGGGGCGACTGCATGAGGTGAGGCCGGAATATGATCGACGTTTGGAAGACAGTTATCAGAGCGAAGACCCGTTTGGGTTGCCGCCGGTAAAATGACCGTGAGTAAGTTATCGAAATGTCCAGTTACGCTTGAGGAAGCGAACGCCTTCGTAACGTTACATCATCGGCATCACCATCCCGTTAAATTCCATAAGTTCAGCATTGGCGCGATTTTAGATAACGCAATTGTCGGCGTTGCAGTTGTCAACCGACCTGTAGCAATTGCCCGTGACGACGGCTTGACGCTTGAAGT